TTAAATTATCTATCACAAAGCTTGCACTGTCAGAAATATCAGTAGAAACATCTGAATATGTAGAATTTCTAATAAATTCTGTTGTGAATACTCTTACATTTGCGGAACTTAATATTGAAGATACATTAAAATTATTATACGTTATCGTGGTGAAATATCTAAGTCCTTGTTTTAGATTATCAGATTCAAACATATCTGTATAATTAGAAGCAGACATGCTGCCGCTGCCGGTATTGGTTATGTCACCGTAACCCTTAAATTCTATACGCTGCTGTAAATCACTATCTATTTTTTGAGTAAAAGTTATAATTGCATTTGAAACACCATCTATGTTATCACCTATTCCTTTTATTGTAAAAGAATAATCACTTCCTGATATATTCGGGGAGTCAGTGGGATTTGTAATTTCTACGTTTTGTGGAGAATTGTCTGAGTAATTAATAGTACCGGTATTTGTGTTGTAGTATAAAACAGAAGCCTCTGATACAGTTGGTGATACAATAGAAATGGTTGTTCCCGATAATGAATTACCTGGACTTACTGATACTGAACCCGTTCTATTCGGTGCTTGAGTCACGGTTTGTACAGAATCATAAGTTGTGAAAGTCGATGCTCCTCCTAAAGAATTTGTAGCCGAGTAAGAACCGGTGTATAACATGCCATATTTTAAACTATTTAGATTTATGTTGTAGTTTGTATTCTTTGCAATATAATTTAGATTATCTGTTTGTGTCTGTTCAGATGTATCCTCTGTTACTCCTATTGCAAGAGAAGTGTGTTCCTTGTATTTAGTAGTGTGTTCAATCAATGCAGCAGGAGATTCCGAGTCTCCGATTTCTGTGAAATCAACATTAAATATTAAAGTTAAAGAATTTTCATCTGAACTAGAAGATTGTAATTCTGGACTGCTTGGTGGCTGTCCAACTTCAAAAGCTGTGTCGTATAACAATATTCGAGTGTCGTCTTGTGTAATATTAGAATCATTTAAGACGGGTGGAGCATTTGCCGGAGCGTTATTTATTCCATAAACTCTTATCTTTAAAGCATTTGTAGAATTTAGTAAATCATAAGCTTCTTGAGGAAAATAGTCTGGTTTTGGATCTGATAATAACCCCGGTCTTGTTATTATTACATTTGTTGATTCTGATTCCGTAATTTTACCATAAACCTGTATTCCATTATCATCGCTATAACTTAAGGTTGGATTATCGGGTTCTATATAAATACCTGGTATGTTATACCATGTATTAGAAAATAACATCTGTACTGCGATATACTTTATATAAGGTAATGTATTACCATAATTACCAGAATTATCCAGATTTAAAAAGTTTAAAACAGCAGAAACTTCTGTTGCATCTGTATACTTTGGTATTAATCTATCAAACGACCATGAAATTGAAATTCTTGTACTAAATGTATTTATAGAAATTCTACCAAAATTATGAGGGTGTTCTGTGAGTAATTGTCTAAAGGTTTGACCAGCTGTATTAACGGTAGTCTCTTCGGTTGAACCAGAACCACCAGAACCACCAGAACCACCAGAACCACCAGAACCACCAGAACCAGAAGAATTATTAGCTAGAATATCATTTTGAACTTTTAATATACTCGTATTTGTTCTTGATAAAAGTTTAAGATGTTCCAAGAGCATTCCGTGACGCTGGTCATCCATTTTTTTATAAGTTTGAAGAGCTTGTTTAGCATTTGGTACTTCAATGGGGTGCTCTATTTTATTTTCAATTAATAATGAATCTTCTATCGCCATTCTAATAGAATCATCCGATATTAGATGATCTTTTTTATAAATATTAGAAACTATAATTACAAAAATCACCAATGATAAAAGTATAATTAATGAATTATCCATTATTATATTTTCACTATATTATATTTTTCGAAAATAATTCATATTATTTATTATGAAAAAAAATATATTTAAAATAAATAAAGATATCATGATGATCATCGAAAAATATCCTCGCACAACGATGGCTCTTGGCTTAATTGTATTTGCTTTTATAGTTTATGTAATAGTATCTAATAGAAGTAATTATAGCGTAGAATATAACACTAAAGAAGAATCCGCAACATTTACAAAAATTCTTTCTTCTTTAAGAATATTATCTGATAGAGTTTCTAGATTAGAGCAATCTTTTAAATTAGACAAAGAACAAAATGAGCGTGCTCGCAAGAATATATACGACAATATGAGCATGGCATATGAAGCTAGAAAGATCGATAACATTGCTATAACTGGTTTATTAGACAGAGGAAACTGATTTTAAAATAAATAATGCTTAAAAAAAAATAATTTATAAATTATAAATGACTTCTGATATAGCAAATGATATCAAAAGCAATCCTTTAATTTATAAATTATTTAATGATTCTGACACACAAGAAGGAGACTTTTCTACTGATATAAACTGGGTTAAAATTCCAAGTGGAGATTCGTCTATTACTCTAATGTCTGTAAAGGTTTATAGTTATTTAGAATGTATTGATATACAACGGTCATTAAATGTAGAAAATGGTAAAGACATTTGTTTTACAAATGAAGGACATATTGGTACAGGATATTTTAAAAATGGAAGGCTTAAAAATTTTTATAAGAATCCTGTAAATAATAAAAATTCAGAAATTAATAATAGACCTTCATCAAAATCTAACACCATTTACAATAAAGTATTACAAAAATGGAACAAGTCTTTTTTTTATAACGAAGACTTTTTGTTTTCTCCTAATTTACTTTGGATTTTATACAAACTTCCAAACCAACGTTATGGTGAAGATGGGAAAATTAATTATCATAGCGGTACAAATACAGTTCCTGCTTATGTTCTTCTATATAACCCGATTCATAGAAAAGATTTTCAGAAAGTTTATTCTAATATATTAAATCTTACAAAAAATGAATTTAGCACGGAAAATTTATTAGGAAGTGATACAGATTATAAAACAACGATCGGTAAATATTGTAACGCTTTTAAGATGAAGAAATATGTAAGTCCAAGCTCTGGAAATGAGATAGAACACTATTTAGATCCAACGTGTTGTCTTAATAATGATCATGATTTAGCCAAAATGTCTTTTGTGTTAAATATGAATATAACAAAAAATTCTGTAATGACTGATTATTACAAGAATGGAATAGATGGATACAATGCTGTCTATGATGCTTTTAATAGCATTGATTTATCTTCGCCTTATTGCGGTGAAGGATCTGGGCATTCCCCCGCTTCATATGTTAGAGAATTTGATATTGTAGGCCCAAATCCAAGTTCTTCTTTCATGCAACAATTAACAAATTTTATAATTTACAAAAACGCTAAAGGGAAATTAACTTTGCCACAAAATTGGAATGAAGCAAAACCATCAGAATCTAACAATGGTATAAGATGTGCTACTAGGTCTTTAAACATAACACAATGTAATAATAATATAATAGGAGATAAAATTACTTTAGACAATACTTCGCTTTCCAATGTTTGCGGAGCTACATCTAAAGATTCTAAAACAGATTCAACGGTTTCTAAAACAGATCCATTAGTTCCTAAAACAGATCCATCAGTTCCTAAAACAGATCCATCAGTTCCTAAAACAGATCCATCAGTTCCTAAAACAGATCCATTAGTTCCTAAAACAGATCCATCAGTTCCTAAAACAGATCCATCAGTTCCTAAAACAGATCCATCAGTTCCTAAAACAGATCCATCAGTAAATTTATTTTGGAAGTACTTAATTGCATTAATAATATTGTTATTAATTTTATTGATAAAAAAATATTTTTAGATTATAAAATGAGTAATAATAAGTGTCCTCCTATTCCAAACACCGACTATAAAGATCAAACAGAGAAGATATTAAATGCAATTGGTGCTGGTCAAAAATGCAAAACTTCGTTTAATAATGCTATAAATAATTCTTTGGTAACAGCTGAACTAAAAGTATCTGGATTGGGTGGTCTTTTTTCAGCTGGAGCTAAAGCATCTGCTACAAATAGTCAAATGAAAGAACAATTAAACAAAGACGGGTGTTCTGATGTATACGCTGCCTTTTCACAGTATGTATCATCTACACAAAATATTCTCTGTACTTTAAATGATACTTCTAATACAACAACTATAGATACAACAGTTGGTAATACTATTTCTATAATAGGCAGAATAACTCCTCTTCAGATAAAAGAAAATGAAAAGACAAAAGCACTTATAATAAAACAGGGATATGTAACACAGCAGATTCCAGCTAATGCTTCTCAAGCTGTAATCAATGCTATTCTTAAATCTAACAAAGAAGCATTAGATTCCTATAATCAGAGACTTAGAGATATACCAACAGTAGCAGATATAAATATAACCGATTCTACATTTAAAAATGTATCATCAAATAGTATTACTATTCTTAAAAATACATCTTCTGTAAATTTGGGTACATTAGTCGAAGAAGCTAAGAAGAATGCGAAGAGTGTTGCAAATAATGATTTATTAAATAAAACAGGATTAGGAGCTACTCCAGATCAAATTAAGAGTATTATAAACCAAAGTGTAAATGATAAAACTCAAAGTATAACACAACAAATAAACAGAACTTTGACAAGTACTAAAATAAATGTAACAGCAGATAATAAAATAGTTTTACTAACAGATGGGAGTATTAATTTAACTGGTGTTACATTTGATCAATATGCAGAATTAAGAATATACACGGATGCTATAATGGATTTATCGACTAAGATGGGTAAAACAGTTTCGGATGAGATAATAGCTGATTCTACATCGGAGAATAAATCAAAGAAGTTTTCAGCCGGCGAGGAAGCAGCTTTGAAAGCTATAGCTGATGGTTTTGCAAAACAAATTGATGCAAACACTGTTAAATTACCTGGTATGCAATTTGGAATTATAGGTATTGTAGCAATAGCACTTTTATTTTTCTTACCTAGAAACATATCGATGATACTCATAATAGCTCTTTTAATTTATCTTGCTTTAGCTTATTTTAATAATTGGTTTCCTATGAATTTATTGAAACCTAAACCTAAAGAAAATAAGAAACAAAGGTCTTTGTATTAAATTTTTAAAAAAGAATAAATATATTTTAAGAAATAATATATTTAATATCAGAGATGAAAGTAATAACACGCAGCGGTCAACAAGAAGATGTTAAGTTTGATCTTATTACAGATAAGATCAAATTTTTGTCTGAAGAAAATAGTATTTGGGGGAAAAAGTTGAACGTGGAACCCGTGTTTATTGCTCAAAACATATGTGGTCTAATCTATGATGGAGTGACAACAGCAGAACTAGATGATTTTTCTGCTAATCTTTCGGCTACATATTTTAAAAACGATCCGGATTATTTGATTTTAGCAGGTAGAATAGCTATAAATAACCACCATAAAAACACTGAAAAAAATTTTACAAATGTAATGAAAAAATTAAATGAAAAAGATATAATTTCTGATAAATTGCTTAAAATAGCCGAGGAAAATAAAGAAATTATAGAAACTATCATCGACTATGATAGAGACTATCTAATAAGTTATTTTGGTTTTCAATCTCTTAAAAAGTCTTACCTATTAAAATATGAAGGTGAGGTCTTGGAAAGACCGCAACATCTTTTTATGAGAGTAGCAATTTCAATTCATGGAGAAAATCTTTATATGGTTAAAAACGTTTACAATTCTTTGTCAATGAAATATTATACTCATGCTACACCTACGCTTTTCAACGCGGGTACTAAAAATGAACAATTGAGTTCTTGTTTTTTAATTGGGACAGAAGACTCAGTAGAAGGACTTTATAAAACAGCTTCTGATATGGCTTTAATTTCAAAGTGGTCTGGGGGTATTGGAGTGCACATTACGAATGTAAGAGCAAAAGATTCTTACATAAATAAAACCGGTGGAAAAAGTAATGGTATTATTCCTCTTTTAAAAGTTTATAATGATATTTCTAGACATATAAATCAAAGTGGTAAAAGAAATGGTTCATTTGCGGTTTATATAGAACCTTGGCATGCTGACATAGAAGACTTTTTAGATTGTAAGAAGAATAATGGAGCAGAAGAAATGAGAGCCAGAGATTTATTTTATGGTTTATGGATACCGGATCTTTTTATGAAGCGTGTGGAAAATGATGAAGATTGGTCTTTGATGTGTCCAAATGAATGTCCTGGATTAGATAATAAATGGGGTGATGATTTTGAAACTCTTTATAAATATTATGAAGAAAATCAAAAATATAGAATTAAAATCAAGGCTAAGAGTCTTTGGGAGAAGATAATTAACAGCCAAATTGAAACTGGTTTACCATATATTTTATATAAAGATGCTTGTAACAAAAAATCAAATCAAAAACACTACGGAACCATTAAAAGTAGTAATTTGTGTACAGAAATAATTGAATATTCAGATTCAAAAGAAACAGCTGTGTGTAATTTAGCAAGTCTTTGTTTGCCGAGTTATATTAACGATGGTAATTTTGACTATGAATTACTCGGAATTAAAACTCAAGAATTAGTGCAAAACTTAAATAATATTATAGATATAAATGCTTATCCTACTCTTGAATCTGAACTGTCAAATAAAAAACATCGACCCATTGGAATAGGAGTTCAAGGTCTTGCAGATGTTTTCATGATTCTTAAAAAACCTTATAATTCAGAAGAGGCTAGACTATTAAATAAAAATATCTTTGAATGTATATATTATAATGCACTGGAAATGTCTAATAAATTAGCAATTTGTCAACAACCTTACGAAACATTTGAAGGTTCACCGACGAGTAAAGGAGAATTACAATTTGATTTATGGAATGTAAAACCATCTTTTTATCATGAAAAATTATGGGATAGTCTGAGACACTCAATCATTAAATTTGGTCTTAGAAATAGTCTATTAGTAGCGCCGATGCCGACTGCTTCTACTGCTCAAATAATGGGCAATAATGAATCTTTTGAACCTTACACAAGTAATTTGTATACTCGTGCTGTTTTATCTGGAAGTTATGTAATAGTTAATAATCATTTGATAAATGAATTAAGACAAAAAGGTTTGTATTCCCCTGAGTTAATAGAAAAAATTATGCTAAATAAAGGGTCTGTTCAAAATTTGGATATTCCTGAAGATATAAAACAAATCTATAAAACTGCGTGGGAACTACCCCAAAAATGTATTGTAGATATGGCTATAGATAGAGGACCTTTCATTTGTCAAAGCCAAAGTTTGAATGTTTTTGTAAATCCTCCTCAACCTAAAATTATTCATTCAATACATTTTTATGGTTGGAAAAATGGGTTAAAAACCGGTACATATTACATTAGAACAAAATCTGTTCTCGAAACACAAAATTTCACAACAGAAGTTTCTAAAGAAACAAAACAACCTAAAGAATGTTTAATGTGTAGTGCGTAATAAAAAACATCAAGATGAGCATTAAAGAAATTATAATTATGTACTCTAATTTTCTATTGCATACACAAGTAAAATTATTTACATTTTTCATAAAATTTTTCATAAAATCTTCAAACTTGGGTGAATTTTTACCAAGTTTTAAGTTTACACTATCGTGATATTCATAAGTCCATTTAATAAGAGAGCTTCTATTTTCTAGAACAGAATCCCATACTATGAATTCATTCATTTTTCTAGAATCTTCACTGCATTTATTACACGGTAGTATATTAGCAA